GAGCGGGAGACGGGATTTGAACCCGCGACGTCCACCTTGGCAAGGTGGCAACAACATTCAAACTAGCGGAATTACTTGGCCAAAACAGCCCAAACTGGCCATAAAAACCGTCCCTGGCAGCAAAACCGTCCCCAAACCGTCCCCAGAGGAGGACTGCCTTTCGTGAGCCGCAACGGGACTTGTGGCTCGCCGTTGAGCGACAACGGAAGGCAGCGGCCTCCACCCCCCAGGCCTCCTCACACTCCATGACACCGTGACAGTCTGTTGACAGTGACAGACTGTTATGTGATGGTCCGCCCGTTACAACCTGTAACCGGAGGATTCACATGACACGCATGAAACATCTGTTTGCGGCTTTTTCCATCTTTGCTTCCGTCGGGGTGACTTCATTTGCAGCGACTAACCTCCCGACGGAGGAGCGGTCTAGCTGGCAGGAGGTAGAACGCGAGGAAGGGGACGGATACTGTGCTGGTAGTGATCCGATTTGGATAAATTTCTTCAGTGGTGGGTTTAGTGGCGGCACGTTTAGTGGTGAAAGTGGTGGTCTAGGGTCGGGCGAGGCGAGCGTCTGCGTGAAGTGCAATGTTTATGATCAGACATGCGAGGCTGTCTATGGGGGCTTCGCGTGGCATTCATGCAGGTTCGACAGGGAGACGGGGATGTGCCACGGCGTTAGCGCATGCGTGTCGCGTACTCGCTGATGAAACGGGCAGTCCTGCTCGCCTGCGTCCTCGCGCTGGCCACGGTGCTCATCTTCTGGCAGCGTAAAACCACCGCGCAACACCAGGCCAGTGCCGTCGAGATGTCCTTACCTCCGACGGTGACACCTGCCCCTGCGACGACAGCGCCATCTTCTATGGTGTCGCTGTCGCGGGCGGCGGTGAAGGCGAAGGCATCACGGATGGTATCGGTGACGTCGCCGGCGCCACGAGCTTCCATCGAAGCGATGAAAGCCCACTCGAAGGAGATGGAGCGGGTCGCGGAGATGATCGAAGCCGACGTGCTGGGAGGCCTCGAGACGCGCTGGGATAAAACCCAGGAGTGCCTCGTTGCTGCCGCTGGCGTGACAGAGACGGCCCCGGTCGGAACCATTTGGAAGTGGACCTATGTCCTCGAAGTCACCCCAAGTGCCGACGGGTCCACCATCAACAGTGCCGATGCCGAGGACTGGCCTGAAGACTGGTCATCCGAAGTCAGGGCGTGCATGCGCGAGCAGTTTCCGGGGATCGAGGTCGATCAAAAATTGCCGTCGATGAAGCTAGAGTTTCCGTTCGTGTATGTGGTCTCGAAAGACCCTGCTAAGCCGGAGTAGTCATCAACGGCAGAATCCCGACGTGCCCTCGAATCCACGTTTTTTCTGACGCATCTCCCAACCTGATCCAAACCTCCATCGGCCTCACGCCCACGGCCGCGACCAGCAAGGCCTTGTCGGCGCTCTCGCGGCCGAACCGAAACCTTGCCCATCCCTTGCCCGTGTAGTTCGCGGTGTCCTCAGTCACCTGGTCGGCGTCGACCTGGATCTGCTTTCTAGCCGGCGAGCTGCCCGTGATGTTCGTGTCCGACCTGCGCGTGATGAGCACCGTCTGATCGACGTCGGTGGTGGTGATCGTCCAGATGATGAGGGCGCCCGAGAGCGAAACCGCCGCATCGTCCTCGTCTCGGAACTGCACGCCCAACTCCCAGTCGTTGCCGGCGATGAGTGGTTGCGTCTCGAGCTCGTTGAGGGCCTCGAGCGTCCAGTCGGTTTCCATCGGAGAAGCGATCTCTGCGGGGTCCATTATAGTGTCCTCACTTTGGCGAGGCCTCCTCCGAGCGCGCGCGCCTTCAGGCGAGCCGAGGCGTATGGGGTGTAAACGCTGACGCCAGGGTCGTCATAGATGAGCTTGATCCCCTCGATGTACGGCTCGGGTCCGGGTAGCCGGCCCCACATACCCAGGTCGGCATCGACCGTGAGTGTCTGCCCTCGCTCGATGGAGAGGTTCAACGTCGCCGACGGGGTGAAGAGTGTCCTATTCACTCCACCGTCGAGGGAGTAGTAGAACAAGGCCTTCCGGAAGTCCTGCCCGGTCCACTGAGGATTCCAGTAAGACGACCCGAGACACCCCGCCACGTCGATGCTCTTCAACGTGAGCGCATACAGGTATGACTCCGACGGGAATGCCCGGGTCCAGCGGGCTCGTTGATCTACCCTTGTAGAACGTAACAAAAGATCCCCACTTTGTGTTGTCATCCCTACGTTAGGCACAACCATAATAAATAAATCACCGTCGTCGCTAAACTGGAACATCGGCGTCTCGTAACATAAGCCACGAGTAGCACCATTGAGACCCTCACCGGGCCACATCACCCGCTTATATGCCACACCAGAAGAATTCCACACATCAATGTTGCCTAACCCCGGCTGCGTTTGTAAATAAACGTCTTCTGCGTACAGCTCTCCAGTAATCGGGTGAATATCCATACCCCTTAAGCACATAGTCGACGTGCCAAGCTTTCCCGCGGCCCCTAGTACTCGTGCATAGGTGCGAACAACCGCAAGCGAAGTCGCATCATATTGAATGATGTTTCCGGTCGGTGTCGAGCTACACCAAATATATCCCGGGGATGTCATAACCACGCTAACGGTCCCGATTGCTCGCCCGGTAGCAACCATTCCGGGCCATGTGTACTCGGTCAATGTTCCGTTCGGATAAGGAATCTGCCAAATCTTATCCGTTACACCGGGAACTTGTGCAATCTGAAAGCGCCCTGCGGGAATAGCAACGGAGCGCACCAACGCTCCCGCGTTGCTGTCTATCTCATTTATGGCCTGGCCAGCACCGCCGGAGCCTTGATTCATGCAGAATAATTCATTACGACCGTGAGCACGAACAAAACCAGACGGATATAGACCTAACTGAATCGAGTTTACAAAGGCACCGTCAGACACACGGTGTCGATATAGTTTATTGTCGCCGTTCCCATATTTCGCATAAATGAAGTGCGTCCCATCTGCTGAAAAAACACCGCCACTCCACCCGTAGAGTCCTGTGATTCTAATGTCGTCCTTTGTCGTGATCCTCTGAGGAAGCACTCCGCTCACCGCGGCCAAGCGCGCCCCGTTGGAGAGTGAGGCCGCCGATAGCAGGAGGGGCTCATAGACGAGGCTCATGGCTCCTCCGCCTCGGTCTCGAGCCTCGGAGGCTCCTCGGGTGCGGTTTTCGCCACATACCCCATGTCATCGACGATGACTTTTTGGATCTTGCGCTTCGCATCATCCGAGAGGGCATGAGCAATGTCACCATCAACTCCTCCTCGCACGACGCCAGACATCACATCGATCTGGAGAGGGTAAATCTCCTCGATGGCGCCCTGAAATGCCTTGGGCAGTTTCTTCCTCGGCATCACTTCACCTCCGGCGCCTCGGCGGGCATCCCCGCCCGGCGCATCTCATCCATGGGCCAGAATGGCCCCGGGTCTTCGCGGTTCTTCGGGTTGAACTGCGCATGCGAGTAGACATCGCAGGTTCCCCAAGCCTCACCGCAGACTTTCGTGATGGCCCTCGCCACCGCGATCTGCTCGTCGGCGTACCGCTGGAAATACCCACTTGCCAGCGGGCTCCACTCGATATCAGTGTCACGCACCAGACACGAGGGATCGATGCCCCACCCTCGGAATTTCTCACTCCAAGTGTACCAATTCCCCTCGAGCTTCTTGACCCTCCCGGCGTTGGCCAGCTCGATCCCCACCGTGGAGCCGGAGACCGGCAGGATGACTGCCCCAAAGGTGCCCGCTCCCTTCGTGTGATGCGTTCCCAGGGTGAACGGAGCGCACTGGTAGAAGGTTCCGTCCCGCTCCATCGCACCGTGAAAACCTTTTCCGCGCCCGTGCTGTATACGAATTGCACATCTGCGCCCGATCCTCGGCGTGCAGGGCACCTCTATCGCGTGCCAGACGATGCCGAGGGGGCGACCGACGACCAGGCCGCACGTCCGCTCCGTCGGGATGCGGTAGACCGCTGGCTCCCCGGGCGCGGCGACGAGCCAGCCGTGTTCTAGGTGCATGTTACCACCGCCCTCTCATCCCGAGCAGGCCGCGGTAGGCCAGATTGCTGCCGGCGGGAGACCACTGCATACCGCCCTCGGCCTCGCCGAAAGCGCTCCAGGCGGAGGAAAACCTAGCCTCGGCGCGCAAGCCGGCGCCGGCCTCTCCGTCGCTCTCCGTGCCCCTCAGAAAACCATAGAGGTCGACCTTGCCACTCCCAGGCTTGAGCTCTGCCGCGCGGTCTAGCCCTTCGAGGGCGCGGCTCAGCGAGGGTTTACTGTCGCCCCCTTGATATTCGCCAAGGTGCTTTCAACCTTGGTCCCAAGCCAGCGATCTACGTCCACGCCGATCACGCGAGCCAGGCGAGCAAGCCCCTTGGCGCCGACGTTACTCTTTACGACGGCGAGGGCGCGAGCCTTTGCCTCCGCGGCCTCCTCCCTCGTGAGCTTGCCGTCCTCGGCGCCAGCCTTGAGCCCGTCGGCGTAGGTCTGTTTGACCTCCATAACAGCGTCGACTACCTCCGCGAGCGCGCGAGAGAGGATGTCGCGGACGCTCCCGCTCAGGTACTTGCGGATCACGTAGGTCGACAGGAGCGTGCCCAGGAGCGCCAGCACCCACGACAACACCTTATCGCCCCATGACAAGACCGTTGGAAGTAAACCCGCTGACGCTGGGGCCACTGAGGACACCACCGGAGGAGCGAATGCCACGGCTGCCCCAGCGTCAGCAGGTAAGTCGGATGTCTCAACGGCGTATGCGAGCCCAGACAGGAACAAGACGACGATGATGATGAACGTCCTCATTTTATCACCTTCTCCCTTATGGCGCGCACGTCGGTCCTGGTCTCCTCGACCGTCCGCGTGAGCGCCTTCAAGCCCTCGTCGAGAGCGGTTATTTGCGTTGCAAGCGCCCAGACCACTGAGAGGATTGTCACGGCCGCGCCGAATGACCCGCCGATCACAACCCACCATCTCACGGGTCGCGGGGCGAGCTTCTGGTTGAGCGCCTTGAGCTCCTCGCGCAAGAGGGAGTCGTTTGCCATCAGCTCGGCGAAGCGCTCGCGCCCATTGCCGAGGCGTGCGTCATGGTCGCCAAGCCGGCGCCAGATGCTCGAGATGCCTCCGCCACCTTCGCCGATCTCCTCTGGGGTGTTGGGTTCACGCATGTCACGTCAACGACAAGTCTTGATAGAAGGCGCCGGAGACGTAAAACCTTGCGCCCCATATTTTGTCCGCATGCGTCGCTCCAGAATTAAAAAGTAGAAGGATGCGATTCCAGTGATTCACCCCTTTCTGTGGATTGTGATATTCACCCATACAGGTCGTCCAGCATGGTTCCTTCAGCTCGCACGCATCAAAATGAGCATGCCCTGTATGCAGTAATAGTTTGCTGGTCAGAACCTCCTGCGGATCCATATCTTGGGTGCCCGAATCACTTATCGAATAGGTCATGAGTGTAGCCGCCGCCGACGATCCCGCTACAAGTTCATACGCCAGTCCTACCTTCCAGATGCGCGCTCCGTAGGTGGTAATCGGGCAATAGGCAATAGCGTTTCGCGCGGCTGCCCCATCGGCAGTCATGATGCCGGCTTGGTCTTTTGCCCAATGTGCGCTGTCATAATTCTCGAAAGGCACGTCGACGATGCTATCCCCTAGAGGCCATCGATAATCCATCAATTCATTAAAATTGATACCGCTATCATTCACCATGATTGCTGCGATCTTGACGTACCCCGCCGGAGTCGACGGTTCAACAGGCCACCCCGATGTCTCGGCGCCCGTCGTGACCACCTGCGACAGTGAAGTGGTCATGCCCGACCGTGTCAGTTTGACGGACAAAATATCGTAGCGTTGCTTGCCCGCCCCCGCCGCGTCATGGGATGTTTCGATTTCATCGTCCGCGGTGATATATGCCAATACCGGCCAGCCCGTATCGCCTGTGTGGTGGATGATGAGACCCCCGGCAGCGTAAGCCTTCGAGGTATCGTGTTTGTAAATATATCCAGCTCTGCCCATGGTGCGGATTGCCGCGGCGCCATTCCCTCCCATGCCCGCATAGCAGACGCCCTGGTGAATCTGATTGATGAGCGGGTGATGAGCAATAAGGTAATCCTGTATATCGTTCAAGTCAGCGCTCTTGACCATATTGCCCACTGCATACGTTGTGTTTCTACTCGTCGGGAGAGTCATTTCTATCCTCCGATGGGCGTTTCATCGCAGTAGTTGTACTGAGTATCACAGAGCAGGCTTGTCGATTCGCATAGCCCACCGTAGGTATGCGCTGGCTTCATTCGCTCAATGACTGCTCGTGCCCCTGCCATGTCGGGCGAACCGCCGAGCGCCGGATTCCTGTAGACGTACCAGCTAAAGACCGCGCAGAATTCCAAGATCGATAGGTTCGCCGCCGTCGTGTCGAGCAGCTCGGCGACCATCGCCAAGACTTGCCCGCAGGAGTAGCCGGCCTCGGTCCAGAGGTGAGAGCACACTCGAAGGCGCCTCGTCGCTATCGAATCCGCCGGGCGCGGCGTGATGCCCGTCAGCGCTTCCCACCTTTCGAGGGCAACCCCGTAGGCTCGATGAGGGAGGAAGTCCTCCTTGAGCTCTGCGGCGAGGCCGAGAGCGTAGCCGAGACCATCCCCCTCGACCATGAGCATTCGCTGGATGTAGCTCGACGGATCTTGCGTGAACACCTCGCGGCCCATCGTTGCCACGAAGGCGCGCACGAGGTCATAGCCGCGGGCGGGGTAGGTCTGAATCTGCCGCCACGTCTGGCGGATCTCCTCTGCCGAGCGTGCAGCGTCGGAGATGCGCACCTGGTCGATGCCTCCCTCGAGCCACTTGTCGTAAACGAGCGAGACGCCCGCATCCCATCCGCACCCGAGGGAGATGAATTGGCCCGTCGCCCCGCTAATGTCTGCTGAGGTGCTGGTCGTGCTCCCGATGAGTACCCCGTTGACGTAGGCCTCGTAAGTGAGGGAGGCCGTCGATATCCACCGTCGCACTATGGCGAGGTAGAACCAGGAATCAGCGGGCAACGCGCAAGCGATGGTGCATGTGATGGCGGCGAGGGCGCTGTTGTGGCGGAGGGTGATCGTTTCGGTCGAGGCCTCTAACCCCACTTCCCACAAGGTATGGTCGTCGCCGTCGAGAGATTGCGTCCCTCCGTGAGCGATGACATGGCGATGCCCCGTGTCTCTGTTCCAGTAGGCGATGGCCTCAAACGTCATCGAGCGAGAGAGGTTTAGGCCGCCCGGGGTGCGCTCCTCGGCCACGAGACCATGGAGCAGAGCGCCTTCCCTGCACCGACCGATGAGACCTGTCCCGACGTGACTCCCACTCTCGACAGGCGCCATGTCCTCGAGGCCCTCGGCCTCGTCGGTAGGTTGGAGCCAGTCTTCGGGCTCGTCGAGGCGGAGTAAGACCCTGGTTTCATCGTCGAGGCGGAAGCCTATTCCCCCGGTCCCGGTCCCTTGTTCGGCCTCGACGACTTCCGGCCCCGCTGGTGGCGAGGGTGGCACCTCGGCGTCGGGTTCGACGTCGTAGAGGGTTGCCTCGTGACGCCCCCCGTCCGGGTAGAAGGTGTCATCGGGAGGCGTGGTCAGCGTGCCGGTGTAGCCAGTCATTTATCCCTCTAGGTAGATGGTTCCACCGTGGGCGGATAGGGAACCAGAAGACCATCCATCACCGCCCATCGAGTAGCGCCGACATCGACATAGTCGGGAATCTGTCTGCTTGCCGTCATCCTGAGCCTAAACGTCTTGCACCAGCCCTTCCATCCGCCGCTACCGTCTGCGACGGTGCGCCAGAGCAGAATGGGAGCCCCCTCGTCATTGCCGTTGTAGGGGTTGACGGGCAGATTCGCGCAACCGAAGGCCGAAACGAATCTGGCAAAAGCCTCGCCAGAAAGGCCCTTTTTGTAGTGGCACCAGCCCATGCCTACAAACGTGCTTATCAGATTCGCCGACGAAGGCGTTCCCACATACCACTGCGTAACCCACTGGTCCACGTCTTCGACGGGCGAGAGCGTTGTCTCCAGGCCATCCCAAAGTATCCAAGAGGTGGGCGTCGTATACCCGTTGTTCACGAAGAACATGAACGCCGGATAAGGAGCGGCGTTGTTCACCCCAATGTGGACCTTGCTAGCATTGGCGTTGAATCCTGCCGCGTAGGACGGCGAGGCATCCGTGCCTGCGCCCAGGACGATCCGCTCATCGGTGGCACTCGGTGTCTGCGTAGCGCTCGGCGAGCCGCCCGTGAACCCGGCTGCAAAGCTGTACTTGTGCCTCCAGTTGTTCGCGGTAGACCGCTGGAACGTGTACTCACGCCCGCCGGCCCCAGCGGGCGATTGATACCGGAACCATGCTCCTGCGTTCCCCATGCCTCCGGCGCCGGATCCGCTGTGAGTGATCCCGTCGCTGGAAGCGAAATATGAGAGGCTGTCCCCGGAAGATTTTACGAGGCCGCCGGCTTGCTTCAGAGCTTCCTTGAAGTAGTAGATTGCTACATCGCCGGTGGCCGCCCCGAGATTCACCGCATCCAGAGGGGTGCTGGTTTTCTGCCAAAGCCACGTCATGCCCATCTCCTCCGCACGAGTACTTGCCTCGGCGTGACCAGCCCTATGGTTGAACCCGTCGTGTTTGTTCCATCGACGTTCGCCGTCGGCGCCACGATGGTTGTGTCCAGTACCCCCGCCGAGAGTTGAACCACCTTGAAGAGCGAGGACAAGCGCAGGGAGCCCTCCCATGTACCGGCGGCGAATTCGCCGCGGCCTGGCCCCATGGAGTCAAAGAGCGCGATGATGGCCTCGCGCACCACCGAAACGAGGGGGCCGCCGGAGTACACGTTGTTCGTGGCGACCGGCGGGGAGGTCGCCAGCTCGTCATCATCAACGAGGGTGACTTCATCATCGTTCGGGCCGAGCGCCTCGATGATGGCCTCGTGACCGTCGTTCACCGTCGAGGTTACGCGCTTGTAGACGATCCTGTCGCCCACGGCCATGTCAGATCGGACATCCGCGGTGAACTTCAGAACGCGCGTTCCTGCCGTCCACGATGAGACGACCAGGGGTGTCTCGTCATCCCAATCGAAGGCGTAGGCTGCGCTATCCTCGGGCTCGACAGTGACCTCGACGTCGCATGGTTCGGCCGCCACGGTGAGCACCGTGAAGTCCACGCTCACAGGGCGGAGGAGCTCGATGGCATCAAAGAGTGCGGTGCGCTCGTCGGATGAAAGCAAGCGCTCCGCCCCGCTCCCACTGTGCAGAGCCGCCAGATCGACGGTCCCGAGACCTTGCCGCAGCGGGAAGGGGTAGCCGTGAGCGATACCGCTCTGCTCCTCGGCCCAGGTTCGATAGTCGTTCGCGTTACCGCCCATGCCCGGGTACTTGACGCGGTCGAGGATGCGCGTGCGATAGGCGCCATCGTCCTCATCGTCGTCCCCATCCTGGCCGATATCGAGTTGCAGTTCTGCGACGGATTGGATGCCGCTGGGGGGGGACGTGAACGTGAGGATCTCGCCGGCCTCCTTCAGCCCCACCGATCCGGTCGTGACTGCGAGCACGTCGACGTCGACATAAGTTTCCCCTGCTCCGATAGTGGCGTTCTCGTTGACCTGAAACGACGTCCCGTCGGCATGGGAGAGCAGATCGCCGATGACCACTGAGGAGCTTTCTGACCCGTACACGCGCAGAGCATCGGTCTCGTGCGCAGCCGTCGCGGCCTTTCGCGAGACCCCGTGGACATAGCCATGCGCATCGAGCTCCGCCCCCGTGGCGCGGTCAGGGAGGAGGTCACGGTAGACGCTATCGATGTGATAGTGGAGGCCGCTCACGGCGAGGGCCACGACGCGCAGGCGCTTCCAGGCATTCGAGTAGCGCGACGTGTCGGCGCCCGGGAAGCGATTGGCGTAGTCGTTCACCAGGAGGGCGTGTATCTCGTCGAGGCTGGGAATGGCGAAACTCATCACACTCCTCCGCTGGGTACGCTCGGGGTTAGGTCGATCTGGCCGTGCTGAACATCGGTGATCGCGGCCGTGATCGCCCACTTGCCCGTCTGGATCTGGTCCACGTCGGCTTGGAGGTCGGTCGCCCAGCCGAGGTCGACGAAGACTTTGAGCGCGGCGCGCACCATCTCGGCGGCGCGCTGCGCTTGCTTCGAGCTCGACCCGCCCCGCTGGAGCTGCCAGAGGTCACTACCCGCCTCTCCATCGCCGGGCCAACGTCCGCGGTCGGATTGCATCTGGAGATAGCAAGCGTTCTGGAGAGTGTCGTCGGTCTCGAAGTCACCCCAGCCGTCATCAACGTAGTCGTGAGTGACTGGATCGATGTACATGTCGAAACCTGGCATGCTCACCTCGCCTTCAGGGTCGACGTGCCCGTCGCCGTGGGGAGTGTCCCGGCCTGCACCGATACGCCAGAGGCTCCCGGGCCAGTCGTGACGCCCGAGTGGGTATGAGTGGCGAGCCACGTTTTGATATTGTCGACATCGCCCTTGAGCGCCAGGGCAAGCGCTCCTGAGCCGTTGTCGATGAGCACCTCTCCACTCGCCCGGATGATGACCCGTGACTTCGAGTTGTGGATTATCGTTTCGTCCTCGGCGAGCGAGGCCGACAGTCGAGAGTCACGAGTGGCCACCACGACGGGGTGTCCGGATGCTCCGCCGATGGAGATCACGATGGCCTCCGGCCGGCCTCCCGATGCGGGCCGCGACATGAAGCCGATGTTGTGGAACACCGGCACGTCGGGGATGACCTCGACGTTGCTCTCGCTGTCCTGATAGCCTCGGAGTTGCCAGAATGCCGAGGCATCGGTCAGCGTGACACTGAGCCGACGCGCGAGGCCTCTGAGCGCCGTCGCCGCGTTGCCCACCTTCTCCCTCAGATAGCGACTGGTCGGCCTCATAGTCTCAACGTCGCCCCCTTCTCGGCCAGCGTCAGTTGCGTAGTGGCCTGTCCTCGAGACCTCGTGAACGAGACCGCTGTTATGTAGTAGTAGCCCACCGCCCCGATCTCCTCGTCCTCGTAGCTGCACATCGTATCTGGCGCGTAGACTACCCATCTCCCCGGGAGGTACTCCTGCGAGTGTCCTGGCGCGGTGATCGATAGGGTCTTGCCCGCGCTGTCTCGAAGCGCCATCTCCCGCCGAGCCTTCGACAGAGCGTGCTTGTCATCGCGCACATCGTCGTCGGCAATGATGAGATCCTTCGCGCGCACGAAGTCGAGGCCTTCGCCTGCGGCCCCCGGGCCGTTTTTGACGCTGCCCCGTGCAGCAATATGGCGAGCGTCCGCAGAGCGGCCGCGGCTCATTCCTACCACGGTGATCCGCGAGAAACGCTCGGCGACACCATCACCCTCCTCGACGTCGAGCACGTTGCCCTCATTCGCGCGAGCACTCTGCGGCCGCGGTAGGAGGAATCGATACTGTCTCTCCTGGTTGTAGTTGGGCAGACCGACGACGAAACTCCTCCCGTCGGCCGTACTCCACCCCAGGAGTTCGGCCTCCTCCAAGAAGTGACTCAGAACCGCCCAGCGAGATTGACCCGGCGAGACACTCCGCTCTGGTTTCGGACTCTGGTCGATAGCCGGCTCACTCGACACGCGCGCGAGCGGAACCTTGGAACCTCCCCGCAACAATCTGCGGTTAGAGGCGTTCGTGAGGATGACCTCGGAGAACCAGGGGCTCACCATCTTTTCGGCGAGCTGCTTGATCCCGAGCCCGCCGAAACTGACCAGCGGCGCGCTCTCATCGACGAGCCTCCCGCCCTTGTCGCGCCCGCTGATGGCGAGGGTGCGCCCGCTATCCCTCGATACGGTGCGCGTGCGCTTGTCGATGTACCCTGTCAGCACCGTGTTTCCGTCGAGGATTATCTGCACCTCGGCGTCCGGGCGGCAGAGGTCATAGGCCTCCTTCCCGGCATTCCCGACTGCGAGGGAGAAGCTATCGGCAGGTTGCAGTAGATCGATGGATATGGAGTAGTTCGTCCAGTTCTCGATCAGCGTTCCGCCGATGCGCACCGAAACGACGTGAGCGAGCTCGCCCACCGCCCGCTGGGAGGCTTGCGACAAGGCGTCGACGAGGCCCGAGCCGATCATCCCGAAGACCTCGCCGAGCCAGGCATCGGAAGGGTGAGCGCTCCGGGTTCGACGCGCGTCGGGTCGGGGATGTCATTGAGCGCCATGATGTCGGCCATGCGGTCCTCCCACTCCGAGGGCGCATAGGTCGATGCCCCGAGACAGCGCAGAGGTAGAGGCGCCGTCACGGTGACGGAGAAGAGCCTCGGCGTCGTGGCCAGGGCCGCGGAGGCCGCGTTGCGCATGTTCGCCTGGAGGTTTGCGAGCGCTGCCACCACGGGGTATCTGGAGATGTCCGTGGCCAATTCCCACTCATCACTGAGGGCCTGTATCTGGTTGCTGGCCTCTGTGAGCTCGTTTTGAATGTCGCGCGCGGTCTTGCCCTCCTCCTCCCAGCCGGAGGCCACGACCACCATGTCATCGCCGAGAGTGCCCGCCAAGCCGCACTCCTCGATGGCCGTGGCAAGCTCGAGCGCGCTGGCGGCGACGGCGTCGACGCCGGCCATGATAGGGGAGCCGGCCCCTGCGGCGAACACCGACGGTTGAGTGGTGTCCTCCTCGACGGTGAAATCGCAGGTTATCGTGTCTCTGGGCTCGGCGCCCACGGAATAGGAGAACTCGCTGATCCGCGCGCGCGAGACCTCGCCGAAGAGGGGGTGGACGAATGGGAGGGGCTCGCCGCGGTCCTTCTGCACCACGAACGCGGCGAAGCGCTCGAGATGGTCGGCCCCCATGAAGATCGCCTTTACCCGCTCGATGCGTGGAGCTCGCCCCATGTCCTCGATGTCGGCGCCGTCACGGTTTGGGTACTCGTGCCGCACGAGGGCGCGCCCCGCTGTGCCATCGACGCCCACGACGTCGAGGCGCACTCCTCCGTAGGAGCACTCATAGAGGATCGATTCCCAGAAGTCTTCGCTCATAGGACCGGCCCCCTGCCATATGCCGGGTCATTTTCGAGGCTGGCCGACATCGAAAAACCGTCCTTCGTCTGCAACTCCCCGATGACACGGATGGTGAACTCTTTGACCGACGCGGCGGCGGCCTGCCCTTGGTCGATTCCACGCCGTTTCTTCTCGACGTAGTCCATGTAAGACATGTCCCCAGCGTCCGGATAGAACTTAGCCGCGCTGCCCTCGGCCCATGGTCCTCGGCGTTGAGGAGCGTCTTTCATCAGTTGGACGTCGACGTCCTCCCAGGGCTTCTCGGCCCCGTAGAAAGACTGCTCGGCGACCCTGGGAGCGAATGCACCGTACTTCATGAAGTCGGAGTGCTTCATTTTTGCCCCGGCGTTGCCGATGATGTAATCGCCGAGGCCGGTCGCCTCTTGGATATAGTCGCCCAACTGATAGCCGGCATAGGCCGCGCCTGCGAGCCCCAGGACACTCCCCGCCACTCCGGCCACTCGCCCCAGCATGGACTTCTTACCCGCCGCCGCCGCGCCTCCACCAACGGCCCCGGCGACACCGCCCGCGCCGCCGGCGACACCGCCCCCGACCACCATCACGGGCAGAGGATTCACCATGCTCCACCCTCCGCCGAGGCCGCCAGCAACAGCCCCAGCAACCCCGCCCCCTCCACCTCCACCTCCGAAAACGGCTTGGCCGAGGCCGGGGAGATACTTCAGAGCGAGGAAGGAACCGAGGACGGCTTCCTTGTTGTCGATGAGAAAGCGCACGACGTCGACGAGCTTCTCGGCTGCGGCGACCAGTTGCAGCATGCGCTCGGGGGAGAAGACGTCATCCCACTGTTTCTTGAGCGCGATCCTGGCGACCTCGAGCCGCCCCGCCGCGCTCTCCATGTATTTTTTATAGTCGGTGCGGATGACCGTGCCCGCATTATTCGCGTCGTCGATGAGCTTCTCGACCTGAGCCAGTCGAGAATTTTGCCCCTGGTCCATAAGGGCGTTGAAAGCCATACCAGCCTCTTTGTCGGGCAAAAGTTGCTGAACCAGTTCTGGATTTTTCCCTACCTTGTCGATGAGCTCGAAAGTGATGTCCTTCATGCTTCGAAGGCGCTTAACGCCGTTTTTGTCCTTCTCGAAAATATCGACCTTGCCCAGCTTCTTGATTTTCGCGGAATGGCGGATGAGGCCAGTCATGAGCGCCTGCATGCCCGTGGCGGCCTGCGAGCTCGTGGCGAAACCCGAGCGCATCGTCTGGAGCATGGCGCCCATCTCGGCGAGGCCTTTGGTCCCCGTCACGCCGAACCGCGCGAACGAGGGCGTCAACTCCATCGCCAGGCTCGCTATCTCCTTGAGCTCGACTGCGCCGGCCTTTCCCTGCTGGAGAAGAATCCCGAAGGCCTTCTCCATATCAACCGCGGCAACCCCAAAGTTTGTCGAAAGTGCCGCGGAGGTCTGGGCGAGCTCTGACATGCTCGTCCCTGACGCCGCGGCGGTCATCGCCCACATTGATAGCTGGGTTTGCGCGTCATCGATTCGACCCGTCAGAGTCACCCACTGCTCTGCACCGCCGAGTAGTTCCGAGGGGTCGACGCCTTTCGCTTGCGCGATTGCCCAGATTTTTTGCTTCAACGCCTCCATGTACTCGGCAGATTTTTCTCCCTGGATGCCGAGATAGGTGAGGCGCTTCGAGAATTCGAGCGCTTCTTTGCCCGCAGAAACCATCATCGCAGCGCCACCGAACCCGGCGAGACCTGCAACGCCCGAGAACGCCCCCGAGAGCCCTCTCCCGATATCGTTCTTGATGCCTGTCGCCCAGCTCTTGAGCTCCGACCTGGAACTTCTGAGCGCGCGACTGAGCCCCCGAGTGTCGCCGGTGATTCTGGCTACAGCTTCGCGGTCAGCCACGTTTCCCTCCGAATGGACTACGCCGAGTTGGGCCAGTGTAGCGGTACACGACTCCGCCGCGTGGAGCCCTCGCCCTCGGTTTCATCGTTTCCGTGGCCGTCTGCTCCAACATGACGAACTCCCAAATCTGCCAGTCGCTCAGCTCTCGGGCTGGGGTGCCGTAGTAAGCAAATAGGTCACGAGCCCGAAAGATCCGAAGCCCAACAAGCTCGCTCTGTCCTTTTTTTTTACGGCGACCTTGATGGCCTCGTACTCACCTTGAGACAGCTCGGCAAAGTCGGGGCTGTTCTGCGCGCGCAGATCACCGTACCAGCGGGTCACGATACCCCGCTGGTCGGCGGTCGTATTCGCGCGGAGATCGTCTTCATCGAGCGCAAAAGGTTTCGCCGGATCGTCAGCGTCCCTGCATGCCCGGAAGAGAAGCTGGACCATCAACTCCTCCTCATACGGCACGACGCACTGAAGATTTTCCGGCGGTAGGCCTATCTGTTTGAACCGCGAATAGGCCGCCGCGTAACACTCCTGTTGTTCGTCGCCGCGTAGCACGCGCAGCTTGAAGGGCGCATCGAAGCCCGGCCATTTCTTGTCGACCAGCTTCTCGCTCGCTCGCGCGTACACGGCCAGCCGTGAGAGGCCGAGGGCTTCCTGATCGTCGGTCACGGGCTGACCGCCCAGAGCGTTGTTGCGGACGGCCATGCTCTAGTTCTCCGCGCGCTCGTCGAGTGCCACGACGGAGACCGTCATCTTGACCTCTCCGCCCTCGTCGAACGAGGGTGAGCAGTCATTGACGCGGCAGTCCACGAGGGAGCGTCGCTTGCCCGCCTCCGCCTCGGTCCACGTCAGCAGGAACGTGGTTCCCGCGCGCTTGAGCTCGCGCCAGTCCACCTCTGGGGTGCCGACGGGAATCACTACCTCCAGATCGGCGGAGTGTTCGGGCACGCCGCGCGTGTAACCAATCGGCCGGCGGCGCCGATTCATCGTCTTGACGGGCGCGGAGGGGTCAGAGCCTTTCGGCGAGAATGACCGCACGGTCGTCAGAGGAGTGCCGTTGTACTCGATGAGTGCGATGTCAACGATGGTTCGGGCCATGGGTGCGCTCCTTTACTCGATCTGCAAGTAGACGACACCGCACGCCTGGTGCAGATTCGGCACCACGCTCGCAGGGATGCCCACGTTCGCGCGCGTCTTGACGACGGTATCCCACTCGACCAGTACCTCGCTCTTATGGGCGTCGACGTTCTGGAGGATCTCCAGCTCCTCACACTTGTAGAGGACATCGAGCGTCACGCTCTTGATGGCCTCGCGCGTGCGCTCATTTTTCTTCGCCCGCGGGAAGTGGAGGGCATAGGCCGCGTCGCACTGCCAGCCCACGTAATAGAGCGAGCGGACATTCGAGATGTCCAAGAGATCCTCGAAGGGCGCGGAGCTGATCGTGGTGAGCGTCGTGACGAGCCGGACAATCTTGCCCTTGTCGCCGGCCGCGTTGACCGTCAGCGGAGTGGTCCCCGCCGCGAGGGCGGTCTCGATTTCGGTGTCGGTCGGGACAGAGGCCGCGGGAGGCGGATAGAGGTCGAGTTCCACCCCATCGAAGCTCTTGGCAACGTCCGTTTCGGCTTCGACGGCCATGGCCACCATCGCAGCGATTTCGCCTGGCATGTTTACGAAGCCCTCGGCCGAGAGCATGCAAACGTCCATCTCGTTTGAGCCCGACGCGAGCGCCGTGGCGGTCGCCAGCGTCCCCGTCTCGGCGACGTAACAGATCGTCCAAGCCTTCGCGGCGGCGCCGCCCCGAGCGGTCGCGTAGGCCTTGAGGTCTGAGATGTCGTTGGCGATGTGGTTGGCGACGGCGACGGCGTGATAAATCCTGTCGTTCATGACGTCGAGCGAGACCGTGAGGTCGTAAGCGGTCGCCCCCGAGACGCCGTTGGCGACGGCGACGGCGATGCCTGCCGGGTACTTCACGATGACGGGCACCTTGATGTCATTGCCATTCGTCCCGCCGTTCACTGCGGTCAATGTGACGATGTGCTCGCTCCCGCCTCCGCCCACGGCAGCCGTGACAGGGAGGTACTGGTAGCCGTACTGCTTGATCGCTGCGACGATGCTTGCAGCGACGGTGATCGCAGAGGCCGCGTTGGCGACGCCCGCGCGGATCGTGCGCCCGCAGATGGTGAATTCGACATCGCCCGCCTCGGTCGCCGGCCCCGTGACGGTCATGGTGTAGGTCGCCTTTGTTCCGCCGTCGGCAAGACATACGCCCCAGAGGGCGGGCGCGGCTCCCGCTTGTTTCGCGGCCTGTTTGAGTGCCGCTCGGCACATGATGGCGAGCTCGCTCCCCTTGCCGAAGAGGAGGTCGGCTTCCGCCTCGCTCGTGACTTGGATGGGCGTGGCCGCGGCCTGAGTGCCTGCGGAACTCTTCATTCCGACGAGACCGACGACGCGATTGAGGGGCACGAGGCCGCGCGAGCGCGACGTTTTGTCGAACTCGATGAAGGTGCCCGGCTTGCGAGTGCTCGATGAGATCGTAGTACGGATCATTGGGAGACCTCCTCCTCAGTCACGGCGCCCTCAGTCACGACGCTCACGGCGGCGACCTCGGCGACCTCGGTCACGAGCACCAGATCGCCCACGGCGATTCGCCGCCGATAGAAGCGCTCATTGGGGACTTCGACGACTTGATCCGCGTAGATGGCACTCATCTCGCGGCCGTCATCGGCGATTGTTCGCCGCATGCCCGGCTGGAACACGGGTCGGTCTGGGTGCGCTGCCCGCACGCGCAAGGTGGTAGTCACGTCGTAGCCTCCGTGAGTTGAATGACTGGATTTGCCGCCGAGCTTTCCGACGAAGAGAGGTTCACATGCCCATGGATATCGGTCATGGATGCGTCATCGGCAGCCGGCCGCGCCGCATCGAGCGTGCAGGTGTACACCGCTCGCCAGATGCACAGGTCTGGGCGATGTACCCATGGTTCCTCGACAGACGGAGCCAGGTAGCCGCAACCGGAGAGCCCCAGGTCGGAGCCAAAGAGGATATTTCGGATCGCTTCGAGGAGCGCATAGATGCCCGGGTCGGTCCCTATCCCGACCGTCCTGTCGTCTCTCGACCGTAGCGAGCCCGATGCCACGAGCATCTCGACGGTGACATCCTGGGCGGCCTTGTCGCGCCCCACATTGAGCAGTCGATAGGTCGCGTTCGACGTCGAGAGCAGAACCAGGGGAAGGGGCGCATCGAGCGCCGCGCGGATCTGGTCGAGGTCGTCGGCCTTGGAAAACTCCCCGTTGTAGAGCTTAATCGAGGCCTTGAATTTCACGACAAGCGGATGGAGCGCTTTCACGATCCCCTGCTCGACGTGCGTTCGCAGCGCGCCCACTAGAAGAGCTCCGTTCGCTGGAGCGTGTTCTTGAACCAGGCGGCGAGGATGTAGCGCTTAGCCGCCCTCATGAACTGAGCGACCACGGCATCCGAGAACCACGCGAACGTACGCGCGGGTACGCGCGCGCCTCGGCCGACGGCCCCTCCCTCTTGATGGACGCCCGCCCACGGCACGATGGAGCGCGCTTCGAGAGACCAGCGCGTGATGCGATAGGAGAAGGCCGACTTGAGGCGCCCGAGCTGGTTGTCGAGGCGCCTCTGTGTCCGCTTCTTGACCTTGCCCCTCTTCGTGTAGGAGGAGCGGGTGAGGATCTTCTTGCGTGATGAGGCTGCTCGAGGCGCCCACATGCCAGTAGGCGATGTGCTCGACGCGAAATGGGAGCGCAGATCGAGCTTCACGACGGGCTTGAGCGCCTGGAATACCGGCTTGAGATTCTCGCCTCGCGCTTGGAGCTCGTTGAGCCCCTCGAGGACGTCGTGGATGTCTACTTCGACGACGCCGCTCACCAGAACCCCTTGAGCGATTCACGGCAGATGTCCTCATCATCATCTCGCTCGAGCACTTCCGAGGTGACGCTCGAGGAGGCCGACGGCGGAGGGTCAGTGCCCGGGCTCACCTTGCCCGCCACGAGCGCCTCGAGCCAATTCGTGCGATTCGTGTGCTTGGCCTCGTCGGATTCGCTGGCCATGCCGCGCCAGGAGCGCAGGAGGTAGACCGTCTCCTCGGCTGCCATGGTGACGACGCACGCGGGGGGCGATGCCAGCGAGGTCTGATAGCGCCTCTGGATGTAGCTATCCATCCAGCTTTCGGCCGCCGCTTGAGCATCGGCCAGCACAACAGCGTCGAGCCGGCCCGTCTTCTCGCGGTCGGTCAGCTCGATCAGCTCGTTGCTGCCGCCCGCTGCGTGCTGGATGTTTGCCTGAGTGCAGTAGGCCACGAAACCACCCTGCACCTGGAAGGGCACAGGGCGTGAAATTCGGGGTGATTGAGGAGGATTACCGTCGGGCCTAGCCGGCGCCGGTCGAGCCGTACATGAATTGCCAGAGGCCGTAGCCCGCGGCGTGACGCCCGTCGACGCCGTACCGATAGACGCGCCGCATGAAGGCGTTTTCGTCGCTGGGGTCGTCCTGCGAAGCGAACTCCAGCGGCCGGCGGATCTGCATGACCAGACCCTTCACGGGCTTCGTCAGGTCGGCCAAGAACCAGTATGTCGGGTTCGTGTTGAGCCGCTTGGCCTCGATGACCTCGACGAGCCCGCGATAGATGTTCGACGCGCCCGAGGCGAGGTACTCGCTCGCCACGACCTTCTTTGCTGTGAAGAGGAGCGCCGTCGGCACGATGAGATGCGACGGGGTGACGTCGAGAGGACTACCGTCCTCGCCCTTGAGGCTGCCCATGGTGATATAGGCCGCCTCGAGAGCCGCGCCGTTTGCATCGAAGACCGTTGTCACCTTGTTGCTTTGCGTGCCGGACGAGCCCTCGGTGTGATCGGTGTCGAAGAAATACTGGCCGTCGTAGCAAGCGGTGGCGAATCCAGCCTTGAGGAGATCGAAGAGCAGATCCTCATAGTGCCGCTTGGCCGCCGCGGCGAGCCCTTGGATCTTCGGCCGGATGAGCCCGAGGCTGTCGTCGTCGATGTCGTTGCGGTCGACCTCGATGCCCGTGGCATAGTCCTTGTTGACGATCTGCCAGTTGTAGTTCGTCAGCTTCTGGAGGGAGCGATCATTGAGCCACTCCTTGAGCTGGGGATACCCTCCCATCCAGTTGTACTGCTCGGTGGGGTTGGAGCTCGCCACCACCATCGCCAGTCGCTCATAGAGCGATGGCGCCTCTTTCAGTGCGTTCTCGAAGACCGTCCGGAACCCAACCTGGGCGGCCTCGACCTTCGCTCGATTTAACATCGTTCCCATGGTCTAGCCTCCTTATGAAGCGGTTGCTGTTCCACCGACGGCGACCCATCCGCCCGTATGCCATTCCAGTTCGCACCACTCGCCCGCAGCGTCGAAGTGGCGCGCTGCCACGGCGTAGGTGCCCGAAGTCGTCGCCGGGGTAACGGTGCATTCGGGAGTGGTCGTGCCGGTATGGCACATGATCGTCTTGCGCTGCCCTTCGTATGTCCCGTCGGGCAGGGTCATGGCGAGAGTGCCATCGACCACGAGGATCGATGTCCGCACCAGCACACTGAGGGCGGTCGCAGTCGAGACAACCTCGAAGTCCTCCGAGCCGGCGCCTCCGCCTGCTCCGACGGCCCCATCCACGACGGCCCACCCTCCGCTCGTGTGCCACTCGTACTCGACCCAGTCATTGACGCCGTTGAACTTCCAGACGGTGCCCGAGGCCGGGGTCACGGTGCCGCGCGGCGCCGATGCCGCGACGGTACAGGTGAGCGTCTTGCGCTGCCCTTCGACGGAGCCGTTCGCCAGCGTGTAGGCGACGGTTCCCGTACAGGACAGCCTTGACGAGCGCTTGTCGGGATCGATGGCGCCGCTGGTGACGGTCTCGACGGAGCCCCAACCTACGTAACCGGCGACGGTTGCGAAGGAGGTGTAATTCGAGACGTCGACCCAGATATCTCCATCGGCATCGATCTCAGTCACGACGCCCGCGACGATGTTGTTGCTGTCGCTCGCGGCGACGGTCTGATCGTCGGCTACGTAGCAGAGGCGGCCAAGGGTCGCCGTCACGACGGGCGTTCCAGAGGAATTTTTGAACTTGTTGACGCCCGTGCGAACACAAACGGTGAGGGCGCCCGAGGAGCCGGTGTTGTAGACGTACTGCTCCGCGACGCCCACGACCTTGAAGCCCGACGTGTCGGCGGCGGGGACGGCATAGCCGTCAGAGCGAACGGCGACGAGTGAGCCGTTGTAGATTTTCGCGCCCGTGTAAACGGGGAAGGTCATCGTCGGCCCGCGGTACTTGGCCTGAGTGATTCTGTCGGCTGCGCATGCGGTCATGGCTTACTCCTTCCCCTGCATCAACTTCTTGGTCGCGAGGAAATCCGCCTCGGAGATCCCCAGCTTCTTGCAGGCCACCTTGTCCTCGGCGCTCAGCTCGCAAGAGCCGAGTGTCGGAGGGACGGGATCGGGTGTGGCCGACTGAGGCGGCCCGCAGGGGATGATGCGCGGGAGAGCCGTCACCCATTCACGCGCGGCGGCGAGCGAGCCCGTCGACATCTGTCGGATGGCCTTCTCTGCCTCGCCTGGGATCTCCTTGCCCTCGGCGTCGTGCTTGAGCTGGATCTTCCCGCCCATCTTCGCCGAGAGCACCAGCGCCTCGACCTCGCGCTCGTGCATCTCCTTGACGAGCAGCCCGAGCTCGTTCTCGGCCTTGGCTCGGCCTTCCTCGGCCGCGGCGAGCGCAGCCCTGGTTGTCTCGAGCTCTCCGCGCAGAGCGGCGAGCGCCTCTAGCTGATTATCCATGTCTCTCTCCTCTTCGGCCCGCGCCGCGGCGAGCGCTGTTCTGATTTCGGTAACAGATGTGCCCTCGACGGCGGGGACATTGACGGCCGATGTTTCGTCTCCCACGGCCGACGTATAGAGCATCTCGACGATGTGCTTCTCGCCGTTGGCCTCGACCTCCTCGCCTGGGTAATGAGGGCAGGGGTTCTTATCGCGCCATCCTCCGGTCATCGGCTTGTTACACACCGAGCAGAGGACGGGGTCGGCCGAGTGCCATGCGATTGAGAACCGATCCAGCGTTCCATCCAGCGCGCTCTCGACGGCCCATGGCTTGACCAGCTCGATGACTTGCTTGAACGCCGCGCCGCCGCGCCGCTCGACTAACTCCGACGAGAGAATGGTTCCGCCCCGGCGGGACAAGTCGTTGTGGTCATGGTCGGCGAGAAACGGCTTCCCGACGAAGGATTGCGCGAAGCTGGCGAGAGCATCGTCGGAAAAGCGGATCTTCCTTCGATTGCGCTTGCCCTTCTTCTGGCAGAAGGTGACTGCGGCCATCTGCAAGCGGATGGGCTCGCCTGCGTGCAAGCGCGCCAAGAGGGCGTTGCGCTCGTCGGGCTGGAGGTCTCTCCCTCCTGCCTGGAGGGTGATGATCTCAGCGGGCTCATCGTCAGCGAGAGTGGTCGGAGGAATGAAGTGAGGCACGAGACAAGGAAACACCCGGAGACACAAGGGGCGTTAAATTCGGCGGGATTGCTCTATTGCGCGGGAGGCGGGATCGTCGGAGAACCAGGCTCAGGCTTCGGGACGCCCTTCAGAGCGCCACCTGTCGGCGCCTTGAACTGGAACTCCCTCCTCAACTGATCTTCGTCGAGCTCACCGCCCAGCTTGTTCACGAAGATGTCCGCCACTTGCGCGCGAGTGAGCGGGTCCATCTCCGGCATGACGTGCACATAGAGGAGGGGCGGCCGAGCGGCCATTCCGTTGAAGAGGACGAACGGCCCGCCGATGTCGCGCGCGAACACCGTACCGAGCCGCGACGCATCCCGCAAGGTGAGCGAGAACGCCCGCGACTGGTGGACCTTGCCGAGCGCATAGCTCCCTGTCGATGTACCCTCGCCAGAGGTCAGCGTCGCGCCTGCAATGACCTTGCTCATCTCGTTGTTGCAAAGGGCAACAAGCGCACCCTGGACATCGTTTGAACGTCCACCACTCTCGACAGAGTGGATCGCTATCTTGCAAGCCTCGGAGAAGATGGCACTCCCATCCTTCCCCAGCGATTGCACGGCCGTCTTGAGCGTTGTTTTGTCCTCGTCCGAGGCTGTTTCGGCATACTCGCCCGTCACATAGGGGATGCCGAACCGCTCGCCGAACACGACCCAATCGCGGACAGAGAGCCGCTTGAAGAGCGCCCACCATGAGCAGGTGCGCATGAGACCGGCGGACGCGATGACCCGCCCGGGTAGCCGCTCGAAGATCCACTTGCCTCGCTCTAGCTCGATGCCGTCCTGTTGCTCGGCGGGGGTGAGCAGTCGCGGGTTGTCTTTCTCGTCGAACCGAAAGCGGCGATGGGGGGCGGCGCGGAACCAGACCGGACACCAGCCGTTGTCGGTCAGCCCCCAGTCGATCTCAGCCGCCGCCCAGCCGTAGCGCAAGGAGGTCAGGAGATGCTCGAGGAGGTCATCGAAGTTGGGGCACTCTCGGAGCGCCGCCTCGAGCTTCTGTGCTGCCATCACATCCGCCGGAGTTGTGCCGCCCGCCTGGCAGATCCACTCCTTTCCGCAGACGTCGCTCGTTCGGCCCTCGAAGAGTGAGCGCAGATGGCCGTCGGATTCGATGATGTCATCGAAGAGATCGCACTGGCGCGAGACCACCCCTACCTCGGCCTCTCGGTAGATCGAGACGATGGTGCGCGGAGTGAGACCCTGGCCCGGGTGATCTGAGTAGCGGTCGGTCAACCCAAAGTCGAAGGTGGCGAAGCTGGTCGACGGCCTAACTGGAAGGGGTTGCGGTGGCTCGATGGAAAGCCGGCGAGGATACTCCTTGCGGCGAAGTCTGCCTCTGATTCGCTTGAAGATGCCCACGAACTCCACCTTGCGCTCGTCAAGGCCGAGGCCGTTAAATCTAGTACCCTCCGAGAGCATCGCCGACGCGCCCTCGCGGGATCGCTTCGTACTCCACCTTTCCTCCCGCGCGCCGCCGCGGGTAGAAGCGATAGAGGGGGTATGTCGCCGCATCGCAGAGGTGCGCGAACGATGAGCGCCGGTCGGGGAAGCCTCCCTTGTTCGGCCACTTTCGGAGAGCTCGGTTGAGCCCTACATTCTCGGGGACCGAGAAGAAATGCCGCAAACCGTCAGCCGTTTTCATGCGCCCGTTCGCCACAAGGACGCGCTCCTCGATGCGAGGGTTCGCCTTGCTCTTCGCGTCCGGGGTGTAGATGTAGAGCCATCCGCGCTTGCGCAGAGCATCCCATGAGCCGCGCCCCTTCGTCCGCTCGGCGTTCTGCCACTCGCCAGACGCATCCGGGATCACGCAGCACTCCTTACCCGAGTAGCCCTTCGCCTCGAGCGCATCGAGCAGGTCATCCTCGTTGCCCGTGACGATGACCTCGTCGACGCACCATAGGACGTCCCGCTTAACCCAGGTGACATTGCCGTCGATGTCATCGTTGGGCGCAAGGTCGTAGGCCGACATGACGACGGCCGCCATGTGCGGGGTGAGCTGCCAATCCATGCCGACGATGTGCTCGTAGGGTCGCCCTCCGAGGTGCTTGTGCAGGAATGCGGTAGTTATACAGTGCTCCTCCGACGGAGGCTCGCGCACATTAAGGCGTTCACTCCACGAGTGAAAGACCGATTCGCCCGGGGGAATGAACTCGCCGAGCACCTCGCGGCGGTAGGTCACATCGTCGACGTCGGCGGCGAGGTCTGCCAGGGATTCATGTTCGATGTGGGGGTTCTTGCGAGGGTCGAAACTGAACTGGATCGCCGGCCTCTTGCCCGCGGTAATCTCCTCGACGGCGTCGCCTACCCACTGACCCAGCGCAGTATCCGGCGGATTCGCTGCGATGATGGTTAAGCCCCCGTTGTCTGCCGTCGACGCGCGCACGACGGCATAGGCGCGCTCGTGCATCTTCTGACCCTCGTTCATGACGGCGAAGTCGCATCGACCACGCTTCAACTTCGCGGGGTCGTGCGTGCTACGGAGCCAGATTTGGCTCCCGTTTGCGAGATGAAACCGATGGATAGGCGCCCCCAGGAACGAATACCACCGTCGAGGGAGTAGCTCCTCGACCACCATCTGTAACTCCTCGGCCTCGGGGAGCGCTGGCGAGATGAGCCAGACGCGCGCTCCCGCCACCATGACGGCATACATGACGGCCGCCTTGACCGCCAGATCGGTCTTTCCTCCTCG